TCCCCCTTCACCAACACCATCTGTAGTAACATTTACCAAACCTTTTTCTAATAAAGGTTCCATACCATTCCAATCTTGTATTGTCTGTAAAACTGAATCTACACGTCTCCAAGATAAATCAACGTTATACTCTTTGGAATTAGGAGATGATGCTGAACCAACAATATTAAAACTAACGGTATATCCTTGACCCGCAATTTCAACAATCTTATTTAAAAAATCTTCAAACTTATTGTAATTTGGTGTAATTACATCCTCAAAGAATGTTTGAGTCGGTTGTTTTTGATTGGCGTTAGCTTGGTCTTGATAAAAAGATTTTTCACCAATATATGCCATATATGTTGCAGCATAGTCAATAGACGATGTTTTTCCATAACTTTTAGGGTCAGGAGTGTCATTATCAAAATAAAGATTTAACCCATTAAATTCCGTCAAACTTGGGATTGATTCACCTTCAGATGAATTTTGTGGTTGTTCTTTTGGAATTTCTTCCATTCCCCTCTTAAACTGGTCAATGTTAGTTGTCTGTTCAACAACACTGAAAATTTCATTAAATGAAAGAGTACCATATTTTTTGGCTAATTCATATATATCATATGTTTTACATCCAGCAAAGAAACTATCGACAATCTTAGTAATTTCAGATTCAGGACTAACATTAGCTAATTCTTTATCTATGATTGTATTAAGAATCGAAGGGTGGTCCACTATAATCTTAAATGATAAACTACCCTGTCTTTGGGTATTATTGTATGTGTAAATCGGCTCAGGTCTTCCTAAGAAATCGTTTTGATTCCATCTAACAGAAACACTCTCATCTACTCTTAAGTCATACGGGGGGAACCACATTATTCTACCACCTAAAGGTCCTTTTTCACATGCAGGTAAATCCTGTTGCATGTCAGTTGTTCTCCACGCTAAATTCTCTAAAGACAACATATATTTCTTAACTTGTCCGTCAATAACGTTTGTAGATTCATTACCCGTCATTGGGGCAATGTTTAAGTTGAATGTATTATCTAAAACAGAATATGTGGACTTTCTAATGTTACCTTCCGTTTTTTGTAAATCAGAATAAGTAAAGAAAGGGGTATCTTTGGTGAATACTCTACAATATTCCATTCCGACCTCACCACCATTTTGATTTACATAACGTTTAACTCTTGAACCTTTTGTAATTTCTCTTGTTCCATCAAAGAATACTTTTGATGTTTGGTTGATTGCATTACCAACGTGTTGTAGCCTCGCATTACCATTTAATCCATCTGCGGCTTCAACTAACTTTTGTGTGTCATATAAAATAGAACCAGGTGTTAAACCATAATTTGTTGATTCAGTTTTATTAAATTGAGATGATATCTGCGGCCAGTTCGAATCTGTTTCATATAACTCTCCACCTTTTCCGGCCTTTTTACCCGCAGCACTTCTCGACTTTGGTGATATCCATGTAAATCCACCTTGAAGTCCTCCGTCATCACTAGGTTCCGCAGTGTTTAAACCAAAGTTAAATTTTTGATTTCCTTCATATAATGTTGCTAGTTCACCATAACCTCTGACTGCGGTTTGTACTCTTTGTCCTTTAGCATTTGTTGGTAACTCATTATTTGGGAAAATAATATCATTCGGGTCTTGAGTTCGTTTACCAACATAATACTGACCATTTGGTGCACCTAAATTTAAATCACCTATAAAATTAGCTTTGTAATCAGGTCTATAATCATTGTACTCTAATGATGAGAATAGGGCTGAAACTTGTCCTTGTCCTGAGTTTGCTAAGAAAATATCAGAACCATTTTTTCTTTCAGGTAATAAATCAGGTTTTCCAAACAATGCTCCAATAACATTTATTGTTTGGTTAATAAAACTTCTCTTACCTACAGGGTCAAAATAATCACCAGGTATCCAAGAATAAGGAAAATAAACACCTGTTAATCTTCCCGCCATATCCAACCCTTTGGCTGGTAAACTACCGGGTACTGAAATATGCCAATCGGCAGTTATTAAAGGTTTTTTACCCGCTAAGATGGCAGCAGCTTCAAAAGGGTCATTTAATGCTCCAACAAGATTTACTCTACCTAATGTCTGTTGATAGGTTTCTTGTGCAATTCTGTATTGTAATTCCGCTCTTAATGATGTAGCGGCAATTTTTATCATGTCAGAATCTTGTGAAAGATTTCCGTTTGAGCCCTGTGGATTGTCTTGTAATAAAATACTTGCAACCGGATATGTTGAACCAATAAATTTAAAATAGGTATCTCTATTTTGAATTATCTTTTGTACTTCATCTACATTATAAACAATATCATATCCACCTTGTGGACCATATAGATTATTTATAAATGCTCTTTTTTGTGATGGTTCACTTCTTAATTCTAACCCTGTTTCTATACCAGTATATGGTCCCTCATTAGAATTTGTTTGAAATGTTGTAACATCAATTGGGTCTCCGAAACCATTTTGACCATCAGCAGGTCCGTACTTATTTTTAGTATATAATATTTTTTCTTGTTGGTCACCAACTTGAACAACATCAGGACTATCTAAAACCGAAAAATCTTTTAAGTTAAACTCATCGGTTCCTGGTGCAGTAACAGAATTAAAACCATTAGATTTATATGGTTCTAAATTCTTTACTAATAACTTTTTTCTAAAGTTTTCTGTTGAATCAAATGATAGTGGACTCGGCATCTATTTTTTATTTATCTATAAATAGATGATTGGATATTTTTTTATTAGTTACCTAACAAGTCAGGCTCTAAAATCTGTTTAATTCTCTCACTTAATATTCGAATATCATCATTTGACATTCTACTAACATCTAACACTTGAGTTAATCCATCCAATCTAATAGTTCCTGTGTGTACAACATTTAAATTACTTAAATTTATTGTCTGTGTTGTATTAGTAGGTTGTTGTGGTGTAACTGTAGTTGAATTGTTATTACCTCCACCACTAGTGTTTGGTAACACTCTTCTTGCGTTTTGTACTGTCGTAGTGACTGTTGTTGTAAAATCAGTACCAAAGAAATCTAATAGTTCCCTAAATCCTTGACTTACTTGTGTTTTTACTGAATTTAAAAATGGTGTTAATCCTTGGTCCCAAGTTATGTTATCTGTTACTGATTGTATTCCCGTTACAATTTTATCTCTAACTAAATTATAATTTTCTTCAGTTAATAACTTACTTAGATTTGCTGAAACATTGTTTGCAACTGTTTTTGCCTGTGCGGATATATCACTATAAGTTTCACCGCCAGCAACCCCTGCAGCCAATTTAGCCGCGGGTGTTCTAAGTGTTTTTAAGATATCCTCCAAAGTTGAAAGTTGGTCCACGGCAATTTCTTGAGAACTTTTTCCTTGTTTTTCTTGTTCCTTAATTAACTCAGAATACGCACTTTCAACTTGTTCTGTTGTTAATTTAGACAATTCAATGGCTTTGTCTTGACCTGGTAATTTAATTTCTAAATTACCTTGTTTATTTAATGTAGAAAGATTTGCAACTAATTGTTTCTGTTCATCAGTCATATTAGTAAATCTTAATTCATCCATTGCCTTTTGTTCCTGAGCCGCCTTTACCGCAGTATTAGCCAAATCTTCGTAACTCATACCAAGAGCATCTGCTGAAGCTCTTAATCGTCTCATTTCAGTTGCCGATATTTGAAACTTACCAGTTTCTTTGTTAAACATTACCGATGACTTAGCAGCATCTATAATAGTATTTTGTAGACCCTCCATATCATTTTGGGCCATATTCATTAATTGGAACGGGTCTCCTAAAGCTCCAATAGCACCACCTAAATTTTGAAACTCAGCCGCCAATTCAATCGCCTTTTCAGGGTTTAATAAATCCGCAGCCAATTTATTAACCGAAGTCATATCAATACGTAACGCCTGAGCTCTAGCAACCATACGAGTGAATCCTTCAACTCCATCCTTGAAGTTATAAGCGTTGACTAACTTTAAGTTTTTACCAACTGTTTGTAGGAACGTACCAACATTTAATCCAAGACCTCTTGCTTTACTTGACATCTGTTCAATACCTTCAATAGTACCATCAATACCAATTCCTATAGTATCAAAAGATTCCGCAAGTGTTCCCATTTCCTCCGCAGTTATACCTGCAGATTTTTGTATAGCTACAAAACTAGTTAACTGTTCATCAGTTAACATTGTATTTGATTGTAAACTTTTGTTAATTGATGAAAACACATTCGCTATGTCATCTAATGTACCTCCAAATTCTATAGATTTTGCAGCGGCTTGAGCGAACTCAACCCTCATGTCTTTAGCATAAACTGCACCCTGTCCTAATACACTTCTATTAATTCGAGCAACTTGGTCTTCAAAATCAAATATACTGTCTTGTAATTTAGCAAACGAATCTTTTAACGCTCCCGTTAAATCACTTAAACTTGGACCACCACCGCTGTTATCTTGTAAAAACATAAAGTTATTTTACAATAAATACCTTATCTTTTATTTCTTGCTTGTTCAGCCATTTCATTTTGTTTTTGAAACTCTTCAGATAACTTATTAATGAAGAACTTTCTTTCAAAGGTTGGCATCCTTAAAAGGTCTGAATATGAAAAATGTAAATGTTTTGCTAAGTAGTATATCTCATCATATACTACCTTTCTATAATCAGAAGAAAGGACGAAAAAACTCTGCCCCGAAAGTGATGCGAGCGCTCACTTTTTCTCCTGACGGGGCTGTAAAGACTCGTTCCAAGTCTAGTCGTGGTTCACAATCTCTTAATGTATTTCTAATATACTTTGAGTCGGCAATAGGTAATTGTTGTATCCATTGAGCAATTTGTCCCTTATCTTCATTACCGTCAACTGAAATTAAATGCATCTCCAATCTTTTAGTGATTACAGGTGCTGTCATACCTTTTGGGTATGCATTTTCAAACTCTCTTAACATTTTTTGGTCACCAACATTCAACAATTTACATTTAACTACAGAACCCGATGTAGGTAATGTAAATTCAAAATATCCCTCAGAATTTGGTTCCATTTTGGGTTCCTTAATGTTTAATTCATCTAATGTCGTAGTTACCGTAAACTCCTTTAAAGTTTTTGGGTCAGATAAAATTAAATTATATTCACTACCGAACGATGTGTTTCTTAAGAAAATTAATATTGCTTCAACATCACAATCCAATAATTGGTCGACGTGAAAGTCAGGCTCATAAATTTTAGTTCTTAAAAGTGTTTGGATGATATCATTGTTTTGATTTTGACTCAAAAGGATATTTTCATCCGCAGCGGTTAGATACCCCACTTTTAATGAAGATTTTTTATTTTTATAAAATTTACCTCTAGAAGGTAGTGTTACCACATCGTGTGGTAAGTTAAAGTCCATTTGACCGTATTGTGATATATTATCCATAACTCAAAAAAAAAAACCATAGGGTGGTCCCTATGGTTAAATATAACAAAACTAAAAATATCGTAAAGATTATTTTAGTAAACCAAAATACATCTGTCAGGACGTAATGTAGCTGTGATTGTAGCCACACCGTCGTCCGAGTATCCTAACGAGTCAAAGTTCACGTCAGTTAAGAATGTACCCTGAAGAATCCATTTTTCAACCGCAACACCTGTTGGGTCTAACATCTCCAAGTTAATATTCTTTTTGTAACCTGCTGCGTATCCCATACGACCAGTTACCGATTCAGCATGTAAACGAACCCACTCCATAAGAGCTTGAGCCGCTGAAGGACCAATTGGGTCACGGAAAGTTACGTTAATAGTATTCCAAGTAAAACGACCTGCAACATAAGTGGAGGTGTTTAAGAATGGAATTTCTGTTGGGTTAATAGAGATTTGTGGACGAGAAGTTGATTCTACGTACCAAGAGTTGATTCCCAAAGATGAGTCAAACGTTAAGATAAATCTATTCTTACGTTTTGGTTCATAAGGAATCGGCATTTTCATTAATAAATCAGCCATTGTATTTTAGTTTTTTAGTTTCGTTTATTTTTTATATAAATAGTGTCCTTGTCGAAAATTTTTCTATTTACTTATTTTTTTAAAATCTGATTATACATCCAGAACTAGAACTTAAATATAACTTAATTATATCTCTAGTTTTTCTCCTCCTTTAGTTAAATAAGTTCTTACTGGTTTATCTGGATATTCCTGGTCTAGGAAACTTTTAATTTTCTCGATGTTTCTTGGGTCGTCGTCAGAAAATCCAATTTGTGGGACAAAATTATTTTTGACATCATTCTTGAAGAACGCTGTCTTTCCCAATCTCTGACTCATTTCCTTAACATAAGAAATAAATTCCCTTAACGCCTTTATCTTTCCTACCTCAGGGTTGGCAGCACTACCCTCACCATAAGTTACAGGGTAAAACTTACACATATCTAAATATTCCATAATCATATCCTGAGGTTCAACACCCCCATCTTCAGACATATTTCTAAAACGAATAAGATTATCGATACACTCTTTTTGTGAGATACCATTGTGGTTGGTGACAATATAATTGTAACACGCTTCTTTTAACGTGTCAGGATGGTGTCCTCTTGCTGTAATGATAGAGAAGATAGAACCTCCGTTGATACACTCTACAAAATCATTCCACGATGGACCTGTCTTTGCAATCATTGAGTCAACGATGAACTGAGCGTCACCCTTTGTACCAAAATTTCTATATGGTTCAGGTGCGTATCCAATAACCGTCTTTCCTTTGTACTCGAATGGTTTAACACCGATTTCACCTCTATATTCGGCAAAATCTTCAGTAGACATACCAATCTCTTCGTCTTTATCTGTTAGTAGTATAATTTGTGTTGGCATAATACAAATGTTATCATCCCAATCAAAAGCATAGTATTTTAAATCAGGATTTCCTTCTTCATCAAATCCTTCACGAAGCATTTTTTCTTCGTAAAACTCTTTAATAATTCTTTTAATCATTATTTTTTCTTTGAGACGTTTTTAATTAATCTCTCTAATTGAGCTTCAGTTAAAATCACATTCTGTGGTTTTTTAGAAAATGTTTTAACATTATTGTTCTCTACTTCTAATGATTCTCTGAGTGTCGATTTTTTGAATTCCATTTGTTTTTGTTTTTAAAGGGCTAAAAGGGGGGAATTAACCCCCCTTAATATTAAATATCAGTTAATTAGATATCTTCAAACGATGCTCCTGTTGGTGTAATCAAGAACTCGATGTCGATATATTCTAACGCTCTTGTTGGTTTCAAGTAAATTTTACCAACTAATTGGTTAGCGTCCATATCTTCAGGTGAAGAACTTACTGTTACACGGAAGTCAATCAAACCTCTATCTCTTCTGATAGAATCTAAGATTGGGTTAACCGAGTCTAAGAAATCTTGTCTTACCTGTTCGTCGTTTTGTTCGAACAACAATCTGATAGCCACAGCTGAAATCAACTTACGAGCTTGTAATAACAATCTTCTTACGTTAATTCTGTCAAGAGCTGACTGTCTAATTTGAAGAGTTTTGTTACCCCAAATTACTGTACCAACATCAGAGAATGTTGCGATTGGGTTCAATCTTCCTTCATATAGAGTATCTCTATCTTCTTGTGTTAACTTCTTACGAGCTTTAACTGCATTTACGATACCTCTTGTGTAACCCGCAGTTGCGAACCATGGGAATGCGATGTTATCTGTCAATGCGATGTTTCTTACAACTTCAGATGTTGGTGGAATGTAGATTTGTGTGTTGTTAACACTATCTCTTACCAAAATCCATGGGTAATAAGTAGCTGTATAGTTTGAATCGATACCTGTTTCTTCTAAGTTGTCAACTGCCTCTTGTGGGTAGATAAAATCACCTTGGAAGTTAGCGGTATTTGCTACATACATGTTGTAGTCAGGTGTTGTACAGAAGTAGATTGAATCTGCTCTTTCTGTTTCAATCATATTGATTGCTGACTCAACTAAGTTAGAGTTGTTTACATAGTCAATACCAGGTGTTACAAATACGTTGATGTTAACAGCTTCAGGGTTAGAATATGTATCTTGACCTAACAAGTATGCGTAGTAGTCAGAGTTTGCCCAGTTTACTGAGTCATCACCGACTGTGATTTGTTTGAACTGACCCCATCCTGTTGCAGTTGGGTAAGAAATTGAAGGAGCTGCTCCTTTCAAATATCCTGAACCACCTAATCTGAATGTGTCTTGGTTACTTCTCCACTCTCTGTAGATATCCCAACCGTCAAAACCACCAGAAGCTAAGATAGTGAACTTTCTTGCGTATGTTCTGTAGTATGGGTTAGACTGGTCTGTTGGGTCTGTTTGGAATGAAGCGTCACCACAATCAAATGCCTGTGTTCCGTCTGTAATGTAACCACCTGTAATTAATACAACTGTTGCTCCTGAGTCCATGTGGAAACCTTTAGAAAGGTAAGCCCAAGGTTCAGACGTTGTTGCAGTTGCTAAATTAGTTGGGTTTTGTTTTCCTTTATATGCAAAGTAATCAAAATCGATACCAACTGTATTAGAGAAACCTAAGTAAGTTCTTCTTACTTGGTCACCAGCTGCTAAAGAAGCGTTTGGTCCACCCGCCGCGTTACCGAATGGTGGGTTGTAAATTACTTGACCAGGAATGTAGTATTCTGTTTTGTAGATTGGGAAAGGTGATTTAGCACCTGAGTATTCTCTGTAAACGTAACCTTCAAATCCACAAGGTAATGCATCTACAGGAGCTTGTTCTTCCATCTCCACCATAATGAATCTTGAATTCAATGCAAATTCACCATTTGCTGTACCCACTTTCTTAGCAACATATCCATTTTCAGTTGGGTCCATAGTACAGTTAGTGAATTTTTCAAGAACTACTGGGTTAGAGTCAGTATCGTAGAAATCTCTCACAATAATATCAAAGGTATTATTACCAAATGACATATTAGCCAACGAAATCTTAACCAATTGGTTAGCTGCGTTACCATCAGATATTAAGATAAACTTAAATAATCTATATACGGTATTACCACGTAATTCAGAAACTACATATGGTGTTGATGGTGTTTGATATTGTTCTAAGTACCAACCAATAGATGTGTTAGTACCAGCATCATTTCTAGCTGAAGGTAAAGAAATTAAATCACAATTTAAACCTCTAATATAACCTTTTCTATATGCCCAAGTTAATAATGAATATAAACCTTCTTCTAAGAAAATAGGTACATCAGTTCTTGGTTTACTAAAGTTAGATACTCCAAATACTTTAGGTAAGAAATTAGTATCACTTACTGTGAATGAAGTTTGGAATGAGAATGTAGCACCCGCAGATGTTACACCTGAAATTGCAAATGGTGCAAATGGGTTTTTCTGTACATTTGCATAAGTACCTGAACAATCCATAATTACATCAGTTAATCCCGTAACTGAATAAACTGGACCTCCATCTGTATTTGAATTGAGACCACGAGAACGGAAAGTCGCTACGACAACATCATTATATTCCGTATAAGCGGTACCAACCCAGTTTAATACTGTACCTGAAATTGTTCCTGTAAATTCACCTGGTGTTCCCTCGATAAAGTCACTACCCATAACAGCGTTGAATGAAATACCTTGGTAGTTATCTCCCGCAGTAGGTTCAAACGCACCGTAGTACCAAACATCCATTGTGTCTGCAGTGTAGTTAGCTGTTGATTCAGTTAACCCACTAACTTGTAAATTATTAGTTACATCCGTAAAACCAGCACCTATGTAAGCGTTATATGTAGCATCTTCCAACACACCCCAAATACCCTGTGTTGTTGCAGACAATGTATTGGTTTGGATAATTGAATAAATCATCTCCTCAATTTGGTCCTGCATTGTTGTTGTACTACCATTATATAATGTAATAGTATCGTTAATGTAGGTAGTTAACGGTGATGGGAATGCACTTGTAAATACAATCGATGATGAATTACCTGCAGTACCTGTAAAGGTTACAGACCAAGTTGCGTCGGTTGTTGGTGCTAATGTTGATGGATTAAGGTTAGCTTGTGTTGTAATAGACCAAGATGGTCCCGCATCGTAACCTGACAATCCTAATACTCTTGTAACAAACAATTGGTTAGATTGTTGTAAATAAGATTTTGCGATGTAAGCCGCTTCGTATTTTGGGATTTGTGTGTTTACGAATTTTTGCGGACTTGTACCCCCAAAGTATGAAACAAACTCATCATAATTACTGATGAAGATAGGTTCAAATGCAGGTCCTGTGAAAGTTTCACCTACAATACCTAATGTTGTTACACCGACACTTTGAGCTACAAAACTTAAATCTCTTTCTGAGGTGTAGACACCTGGAGAAACGAAAACTTTGTTTGATGTTGCCATTTTTTTATTTGTTAGTAAATTTATTTTTATAGATAAATATTCATAAAAATTACAAAATACCTATACTCCAGATATATATTTGTTAATGAGTATGTATTTTTTCTGCCTTTTTTCTACCTACCTATGAAAGAAATTAAAAACTTAAAAATATCAGTTGAAACACATAGTATCCTTAAATCATACTGTGATAGACGAGGATTGAAGATGTATAAGTTTCTTGAGAAATTAATTGAAGATACTTGTACCGAAAAAAAAGATATATACGGGGAATAATTAGATTAGGGTTGCCGTTGTAAAAATTGTAGCATCCTTTAAATTGTCAATCTTTACCACATCTATTTTTAGAATATCATTTGTCGATATTTGTATTAGTCCGACATCATCCCCAATATAATTGTCATTTATATATACAGAATAACTGTCAACGTTTTCACTATCACCAACATTAATATCTGCGGTGTAATTAAATAATTCACTAATTGTTGTTACCGAATTTAAAAATTGTATATTCAATTCAAATTGATTACTCGGTGGCCACATTTCAGCTTTTCTAGCCTTTGTTTTAGTATCAACCTCAAACATTGTAAGTGTTCTTGAAATTGCAGGTGTTACTTCAAATTCTTCTTCATCAATCAAAAATCCCATCATTAAGAATTCATAGTTTTGAATGTAGTATTTTCTTTTATCAACATCTAAAACCGATTCATCAGATATATTATTTAATATAATTGGAACATAGTGTCCTTTAACAAAAGTATATGCCTGTCGAGATGTGAATTTTTGTAAAACAATTTTGTTAAACTGATTTAACTCTCTCATTCTATTACAAACAATCTTTACGTTATATGTGATATCAACAGGAACTGGTTGTGGAATTTTATAAATGTCCATTCCTTTTCTTTGTCCATCCCATGTTGGAACTTTGGCATAATAAAATTGCTTTCTATTTGGTATGGTATATTGTAATGATGGTGTTGTACCATATTTAACTTCAGGTTGTCTAACCGTAGTGATAAACGGAGGAACTGGATTACCGTTTAAATCTTCAAACTTCCAAGTTTGTGTAAATTGAGCCCAGTTCTGTGTGGTAATAATTAAATCAATTGGTGGTACGGTTTTACCGTCAACAATTAATGTGATATCATCTTTAACAAAGTCCAACATACCTCTATCCAAATCTGCATGTAAAACAGATTTAGGAAGATAAGTTCCGTCTTCATTGATGTACTCAAGAAGCTGTTCTCTCCTCTCCCACCCAGTTTTAGGTGGAACCAATTGTAATGTCTTTTTAACTTTTTTAGGAAATGCCATTATAATCCTCTGAATTCATCTGTTGTTACAGGAGTTGCGGTATATGAATAATAGAAACTCTTATAACCACCATAAGTGTGTTTATTGTCATAGTCAGGTGTTGCAGCATCTATAACAGAATAGTAACGTATTTCATCCTCGGTAATTTGGTAACCGATGTAGTCACCCAGTTTAATTTCAATTTTTAATTCTTCTAATTCTTTGTGGTAAACCGCAAATTCTATATTACCTGGTTCGTTTTGTAGAATACGAGAATTACCAATTGATTGTCTTGTTGGTTCTAAAATTCTAACAAAAGCATTAAACTCAACGGGAGCTTTAAATTGAACCCCGTCAGAGGTAACTTCACCATAGACATCATCTTTGATTGTTCTTTGTTGGTCAACAGAATATAATACCATAGTAAAGTTCATGTCTCCATTGAGCCATTCTCTTCCCATCTCAATATCGAGATTATAATCCTCCTCGGCGAAGAACTTATTTAAACGTGTAATTGGTACTCTACGTGTCATCCTTGATAAATATTACAAAAATGATTATCTTTTACTATATTTTATTGGATGGAACAAAATAATCTTGTAAATAATATCCCTGA